AGGTTAAACGGCATAGGAGCTTATGATCTAAGCATGCGCGTGAAACCTCAGATATGGCCTACCTAGGACCTAGTGCGTAGCTCTGAGGACAGAGTACTGAGCACCTAGGGCTAGGCGCACAGTGCTCGGTGCCAAGCACCTCGCACGTAGTGCGTAGTACGTAGTACGTAGTACTACGTACATAGGCCGAAGGACAAGCAGCCTAGTGCGTAGCACTAGGTGCTATGGCCTGAGCTCCAAGCTCTTGATCTTAATAGATAAACCGCGACCTAGGGTCTGAGTACGCAGTACTCAGCCCGAGGGCGCCAGCGATATGGCCTAAGGTCTTAGTGCTGGGCACGAAGTTTAGGGTCCCATATCGGCTTTTTAGTCCTCCGGACTAAGGCCGCAGCTCTGCGGACAGAGTGCGGCGGTCTCTTCCCGAGGTTCCCTCGGGGAAGGGTAAAGGGGGAGCAAGCAAGGCATATATTCTGCGAAATCCATTTGATTTTATTTGGGAATTTATCTTGCAGCCCCGATCTCAATATGTCATATTACGATATATGCTGAATTTGCCCAAAACACGGGCCTCCGCAAAAGAGGCCGGCGAGAAGTTTTTTCAATCCGAAAATCCGTGCAGAAAAGGCCACGTCGCACCCCGGTATACCTGCTCCGGCGCGTGCAGAGCGTGCGCCCAAGCGAAGAACAAGATCAACCCGCGTGACCCAATGGCGATGGCCAAGATTCTGGTCGGGTCCCTCCGGGCCCGCTCCCGGAAGAAAGGGTGGCAGACGAACATCACCCCGGAGGACATCGTGATCCTCTTCGAGCGGCAGGAAGGTCGGTGCTCCCGGACGGGGATTAAGTTCACGGCCGACCACAACTCGGAGGCCGGCTCGGGCCCGTTCCAGCCATCCGTGGATCGGATCGATTCCACGAAGCCATACACGCTGGATAACGTCCAGTTGGTGGTGTGGATGTACAACCGAATGAAGGGTGAGCACACCACGGAGGAGTTCGCGGAGCTCCTGAGTATGATCCCGGGCGTACACGTGAATGAAGACCTGTTCTGCAGCCCCAAGTAGAAACTGAAAGGATACCACGATGACAAAAGGCCCCTTGAGCTCCGGCGATCCCGAAGAGGATCTCCTCAAATTGACGCCAAAACAGCGTATATACGTGGAGTCACGTATCGCTGGGATGACGGTCGGCCAGTCAGCGGCCGCTGCGGGCTTCAAGAACCACTCAAATCTGGAATCCAATCCCAGAATTGCGCAAATCCTCCTACATGCCAATAAGCAGGCACTGACCCGGCTCACCTTGAACCGGGAAGATGTGCTCTCTGGATTCATGGATGCTGTGAACGCGGCCGCATCCTCGACCGAACTGGTCATGGCATGGCGTGAGATTGGCAAGGTGATTGGCGCATACGAGCCTGAGGTGAAGATTCAGGTCTCGGTGGACCTGACGGCCGAGAGGATCGCATCGATGGGTGACGACGCTCTCCTGCGCCTCAGCGGCATGGAAGACTTCGTCAATCCGGACATGGAAGAGGACATAATCGAGGGAGAATGCCAAGTGCTTAGGTCGGAGGACGAAGGCCGGGGCCTTGGTACCGCGGCCATCGACCCCAGTCCTACGGACGACGATGCGGACATTAAAGCGGACATTCTCCGCGACGAAAGCGGAGATTAGGATGCCAGTCGCAAAATTGACGCTCAAGGAGCAGCTGGCGGCGCGCAAGGCTGAGCGGCTGGCCGAACAAGCGGAGGCCAAAGCTGTTCAAGATGCGTTGGAGCGCAAAGCGCGTGAAAAAGCGCAGATAAGTGAGCGCAAGCGCAAGGCCCGGGCCAAACGGAAATCGGAGAAGGGGAAAGCCCTCCGGCGTAAGCTGGCGCAGCCCGCTCTGGTCGAAAAGCAGCGTAAAGTCGCAACGGATATCGAAAAAGCCTCAAAGCAGGAGCTCGTGCAGCGTGAACTGGCGCAGCGGGCGCTCGCGCGGAAGTACCTCATGCCGTATATTCTGAGGGTTCACCCGAACTACATGGCGGGGTGGGTGCACAAGGACGTTGCGATGCGGCTCGAGCGGTTCAGCGATCAGGTGGCGCGCGGCGAGAGCCCGAGGCTCATGCTGCAGATGCCGCCGCGGACGGGTAAGAGTCAGGAGGCGAGTATTTACTTTCCGTCGTGGCACCTCGGCCGGCACCCTAATCACGAGTTTATCACCTGTTCGTATAGTGGTAGTTTGGCCATGGGGTTCAGCCGTAAGGTGCGTGGGCTGCTGCGTGATCAGGACTACAAGCTGCTGTTCCCGGAGGCGACGCTGGATAAGGATAACCAGAATGCCGAAGGGTGGATGACGAAGAAAGGCGGCGGGTTCGTCCCGGCCGGCGTCGGCGGGCCGATCACAGGTAAGGGCGCCCACGTGCTCCTGATAGATGACCCGGTCAAGAATAGTGAGGAGGCGGAGTCGGCCACGGTGCGGCAGAGTGTTAAGGACTGGTACGCCTCGACCGCTTATACGCGTTTAGCGCCGGGTGGCGGCGTTTTAATCATACAAACGAGGTGGCACGAGGACGATCTGAGTGGCTGGCTCGAGCAGCAGATGATCGACGGGGAGGGCGACGAGTTCGAGATCGTGCGTTACCCGGCCATCGCGCAGCAGGACGAGAAGTACAGGTTCAAGGGCGAGGCCCTGCACCCGGAGCGGTATGACGAGAAGGCGCTGGCTCGTATACAGCGCGCGGTCGGCCCGCGGGTATGGGACGCACTGTACCAGCAGAACCCGACCAGTCAGGAGGGCGGTTATTTTACGAATGAGATGCTCCGGTACTACCAGAACTCGGAGCTCCCGCCGGAAGAGGAGCTGGTGTTCTACACGTGCTGGGACTTCGCCATCGGTAAGCTGGAGCGAAACGACTTCACGGTCGGGCTCACGGTGGGAGTTGACAAACACGAGAATATATGGGTGGTCGGACTTGTACATGGACGGTACGATACCTTTGAGATGGCCGACCTGATACTGGATAACTTTGTGCGGTATCATCCGCGGCTGGTCGGCATGGAGAAGGGGCACATCAGTATGGCCCTTGGCCCGTACCTCGAGAAGCGGATCGCCGAGCGTAAGCTGTACGACTTCCCGATGCACGAGATGAACCCGGGCAAACGCGACAAGGAGCTCCGGGCCCGGGCGATACAGGGGCGCATGCGGCAGGGTAAGGTGCGGTTCCCGAGCGAAGCACCGTGGATCGGTGCACTGCGTCAGGAGCTGTTCGGGTTCCCGTTCGGTAAGCACGATGACCGCGTCGACACGCTGGCGTGGATCGGGCTCATGCTGCAGGACATCGACACACCGTTTGAAGAGCACGAGAAACCAAAACCCAGCTGGCGGGATAAGCTGGCCAAATATTATCGGGGGCAAGAAAACCCCAGAGGCAAGAGCATGATGACGTCATGATACACCTTATACACGGATTCCGTGAATTGCATCCCATTGGCGACCCGCGGATCAGCACTGCGCTCAAGAACAGGCTGCTGCAGCGGGGCGACGCTGTCACAGTGCACGACTATGGGTACCTTGATCTCGTCGGGGTGAAGTGTAACCGGAACCTCGCCCGGCTGATCCGCCCGTCGGTGAAGCGCGGGGACACGCTGGTCGGTTTCAGCAACGGCTGCGCCATAATTGCGCACCTGCAGACGATGAAGTCGATCGCCTGTCCGAAGATCGTGTTGATCCAGCCCGCACTGGCGCAGAAGTGGACACCCAACAAGCACTGTGCTAGTATTGACGTTTACTACAACAGCGGCGACAAGGCCACGGTGGCCGGGAAGTGGTGGCGCCGGGTCATAAATGTTCTCCCTTGGCGCTGGCAAGCCCGGCACATGTGGGGCGAGATGGGGCACGACGGCTATACCGGCAAGGACCTGCGGTTTACGCAGTACGATACCGAGAATACGCCCGGCATGCCTCGTTTGTCCGGCCACGGCACTTGGCAGCACGCAAAGTCAACCATATGGCAGGATTTCATCGCTGCACGGATATAGTCCTTGCAGCCCCGCGATTAATCCAATACATTACCAATACAGCCCCGAGGAAAATTATATGTCCGATGTCAAGGTGTTAAGGCTCGCTGAAGAAGCGGCCACCGTGAACGAGATAACAGTCCAACGCTGCAAAGAGCTCTTGAAATCCGCCAAAGCTGGCGAACTTCGGGGCTTTATCGTCGTGGGAGAGACCCCGTCCGGGGAATTATTCGAAGGCGGCTCCGAGCTGTACGACCTCCCACTCCTTATGATGGGACTCGAGATGGCCAAGCAGCGCTTGCTCGAAGCAGTCCTACACGGCGGGCCAATGGAGGAAGCATGAGACGATTACTTTGGGAACTCGCGCGCAAGGTGCGCAAGGCCGTACGCGGCCACCCTGCAGGCCACGCAGTCGCGGCCTAACTGACTTACCCGACAGCCCCCGCGCATGCAGGTGCAACGGGGCACTTAATTTATAGGACCGCACATGGATCTGCCCAATAAACGCGAAGTCGCCCAGTCTAACTGGGACGCATACCAGCGCGGCATTGATGCCGGCCATGGTGCCTACGTAGAAACCGCCGTCAAATGCGATGAGTACTACCGGGGCGAACAGTGGTCTGCAGCAGATAGAGCAAAGCTCGAAGCCGAAGGCCGGCCGGCCTTGACGATTAATGCAATCAAAACCGCAGTCAACGCAGTACTCGGCGAGTACAGCGAACTCCGTGTCGACTTTGTGTTCAAACCGCGCGGCAATGCGTTTCATGGAACTGCCACTGCTCTTACCAAGCAGATGTTGCAGATACAAGACAACAATGACTACGCAGATGTCGAAGCGATGGTGTTCGCCGATGGACTCATTCAGGACCGAGGATACTTCGACGTACGAATGGACTTCGATGATAACATTAACGGCGAGGTTAGGATCACGCACGAAGACCCAATCGATATTATCCCTGACCCCACCGCCAAGGACTATGATCCCAAAACTTGGAATGAAGTCATCAAGACCCGTTGGCTCACTCTGGAACAAATCACTCTCTACTATGGAAAGGCAAAGTCCGATGAACTCCGGGCTACCGTCGGGACAACGGCTGAATCGTTTGGGCAAGACTCAATCCGATTCAACCAGCAAACCTTCGGCGACGTAGACATATATGAAATGACGGGCGACTACGAGGGGCAGGAGCTCCGCCGGGTGCGCGTCATCGAACGCCAGTACTACAAACTCCGCCAAGCGCAGTTCTTCATCGACCCGGATACCGGCGACATGCGCGAGATCAGCAAGGCGTGGACCGACGAGAAGATTGCAGAATTCGCAGAACGCGTGGGCCTCTTCGTTCACCGCAAACTGGCACGGACAGTACGCTGGTCGATCACGGCCGATCACGTTGTACTCCACGACGAGTGGAGCCCCTACAAGACTTTCACGATTATACCGTTCTTCCCATACTACCGACGCGGCCGGCCCACCGGCATGGTCCGCGATCTATTGAGCCCGCAGGAACAGCTCAATAAGGTCGAGTCTCAGCAATTACACATTGTCAATACAACTGCCAATTCGGGCTGGATGATCGAAGCAGGTTCGCTGGTCAACATGACCGACGACGAGCTCGAAGAACGTGGTGCTGAGACCGGCCTAGTACTCGTGTACGGCAAGGGGCGCGCCGCCCCGGCCAAGATTCAACCGAACCAAGTACCGACGGGCCTCGACCGCTTCGGCGCGAAGGCACTGAACCACATCCGTGAGATCAGCGGCGTTGCAGCGATGCTCGGAGTGGAAAGTGCGGAGGTCTCAGGCGTAGCACTAAACGCGAAGCAGTCACGTGGTCAGGTCCAGATGCAGGTGCCCTTCGACAGCTTGCGCAAGACGCGCACGATGATCGCCGAGAAGTGCTTGAACCTGATTCAGCAGTTCTATACCGAGACCCAAGTCCTACGTACTACGAACAACGCTTCCCTGTTCCAAGATGAAACAGACGAGACAGTAGTAAATCAGCCGGGCCCCGAAGGCATGATCATTAATGATCTGTCCATGGGCGAGTACGACGTGGTGGTTGCCACCGCACCGGCCCGCGACACGTTTGCTGAAACTCAATTCGCGGAAGCCTTGAATCTCAGGAACGCAAATGTTAACATACCTGATCACTGGGTGATCATGTACTCCAACCTTAACGATAAGGTTGAAATCGCGAAAGAAGCTCAGCAGCAGGCCGGTCTGGCTCCGCCGAGCGAGGAAGAGCAGCAGATGCAGGAATTCCAGCAGGCCATGATGATTCAGCAGGCCCAGTTGGAACTCGAAAAGATGTCTGCCGAGATTCAAGACCTGCAGAGTACCGCAGTTCTCAACCAAGCGAAAGCTCAGGTTGCAGTTGGCGACGCGCAGCTTGAGGCGCAGATCGCAGCGCAGAAAGCGCAGACCGATATGGCGAAGCTGCAAGCCTCGTATGTACAGACGATGGCGAAGCTGCAGAACAACCTGCAGTTGGCACAGATGCACACCGAGGCCAACAAGGCCAAGCAGGCCATGTCCGATGCAAGCAAGCGCTTCACGGACGCACAGAAATCACAGGAAGGTATCGCGAAAGCGCTGCTCTCCCACGACGCGGCGATGAACAAGCCCGCGCCGGCTCCGGCTAACACAGCGGCTAAGTAACACCACGGGGATCACCGGGCCCCTTTTCCCGGCGTAAAACTCGTCCACAGGACGTAAAGGAGCAATGTTATGCCCACACCCATCAAGATGGAACAAGACGAAGACGGCACGCTGATCGCCGAAGATCCCTTTTTTGGAGCCGACCCGGACGAAGAAGTTACCGACGAAAATGTCGATTACGGTAACGACCTGACGGGCGAAGAAGAGGAAACCGATGAGGACGAGAAGGAAGGCGACGAGAAAAAGGACGAGGACCCCGACGAGGACGAGAAGGGCGACGATAAGGACGAGGACGAGGAAGGCGAGGAAGAGGACGACGTAGATCCTGACGCCGAAGGCGAGGAAGAGGACGACGAGGAAGAGGAAGAGGAGCCCGAGCCCGAGCCCAAAGCTAAAGAGCAGCGGATTCCGAAGCAGCGTTTCGACGAAGTGAACGAACGCATGAAGGCCGCCGAAGCCGCACTGGCTACCCGCGAGGCCGAGGAAGCAGCGGCCAAACTGGCTGAAGCAGACGCGTTTGACTTCGACGCCAAAGAGCGCGAGTACATGGAGTTGGTTGTCGACTCTGAGTTTGACAAGGCTCAGGAAATTCGGCGCGAAATCCGGGCGGCTGAACAAGCCAAGATCAACGCGTCGATC